TAATGCATCTCTTCTGTCTGTCAAAAAATTAGCATCAGTAGTAGTATCTAAATTATCAATCATATAATCAATTGTTCTATGTATTCTGAATCTTTCTACTCCTTCTACCGCAGAATTACCATCGAATCGTAACATATCTTTACCCGATGTATTTCCGTATAGAGTTGTAAACCCATCATCATCAAATGCAGCATTAGGTCTAAACACACTCCCATCATGCTTTACAATTAATCCATTTGATTCAGTAGGAACAACTATTCCACTAGCGTTAGAAACAACGGCATATCCACTAGCCACATTGTCTCCTGTAGATGGATAAGCCCCTATAACCTGTTCATCATAAAACACATCTCCTTCACTTTGAGTCAAAGATTCATTATCAATTTCACCGTTTTCCCCTATTTGTATTGTACCTGTATCTGCGGTTGGAGTATCAAACATTACATAATCAAAATAAGGTATTGTTGGTATTTGTTCAGAAGGTTTCAAAGACTCAAAATCTATAGGATTAAAGTGCCAATCAAAAGTTGCTTCTACTAATTTAATAACACCCCATCTTCTAAGTTGATTTGTAGTCTGTGTTGCACTTTGTATTTGTCCTGTTTCAAACATATTTTCTGTTTTTACAGTTTGTTTAGTTGTGCCATTATATAATTGATGATTTGTTGAACTTGTAACAGATGGAGTAGATTCTAATAAAATAGCAAATTGGTCATAACTAAGTGTGTGAAACCCTAAATTATTCCATCTTAATTTAGACAATGGGTATATATCACCTACGGCCATTAGTTCATATGGAATAGTTCTAGGGTCTATTTGTTCAAACACATCATACATAATATCATACTCTTTTACTGTATTACCACTACTACCATGTGACTGGTTATATTGATATGATTCTATTAGGTCATGATTTCCATAGAAGGCTGTTCTTTGTGTATAATTCTTAATAGTATTACTACCGAGTATAGGTTTGTTATCTGCTGTTATAGCAGGGTCAGTAACCGTACCTGTAACTGTTGTACCATAACCTACTGCATAACCTTGTATTTTTTGTGGTTTGATTCCTTCACTATAAATGGTATCAGATGTCCTTGTTAAAGTACCTGCTTCAAAAGTCTGTAAATCCCAATATCTAATTGTTTCTTTTGGATGATATATTCCGTCAAAGGTATCGGGTAAGCGATGTATATATCCTCCCGTATTAATATTATTATTTACCATATAGATATGAGTATTACCTCTAGTATCAGATGTATTTGTATCTATTCTTCCTAATACAATAGGCATTTTAGGAGCAATAGATATTACTGTTTCAGATTCACTTTTTTCATCTACTTCCACTACAGCAAAAGATTCTGAATTTAAAGAATTATAGTTTGTTATTTCATTAACTATACCATCTTCGTTTCCAATAAAAAAGGCATGAGCAGCATCATTAGTTGAAGCACTTCTTATCGAACTAACATCATAGCCTAATGTCTTGTCATCGAAGTTGTCTCCTGTATTAGAAGAACCTTGTACATCAACAATAGTGTGACTAGGAACTCTCCCATCTAATTTAATTGCCTTATCGAATATTAATCCTTTCTCACTAAAAGAGGCAAAATCATTAATTGTATCAGTATGAGCAGAATTAGACTGTAATGATTTGAATGATATTAAACGAGTATTATCTACAAAGGGGTCATAATGTTTTATTGCAGTAGTTGATGTAGTGGGTGTTTCACAAATAGTATGAGCCAAAGTAATATCTGTTCCATCAATACTAACAACTTCTCCTAATAGTTCTCCGGCTTGATTTACTATAATTTCATATTTATTAACAACTCCACCTGTAGCATTTAATTTTACAACTTTACCTACCAACATATTACTACTATTACCAGTTAGACTTGTACCGCTTCCGTTCTTAAACGCCTCAACTGTTCCTGTATAAGGTGACATAGTACTCATTACTAAGTCATCACTAGAAACTAAATTTCTGTTAATTGTTTTAGATAAGAACTTAGATACATCATCTCTACCTGTAACTGTAATAGCATTTACACCATTCTCAGTCATAGTTTGTATATCTTCTATTACACCACTAAATACTTCTTCATGTATGGCATATCCTCCATTATAATAGTTTAATCTTCTACCTGTACTTTGGTAAAACTTAGTATCTTCATTTTGTAATTTTATTACCTTATGTACCTTGTCAATATAATCAATTTTATTTTCATGAGCATTGAATGTTTTAAATGTACATCTTGCATTATATAATTTAGCATCTTCTTTATCTATGGTTCTACCATTCAATGTTAATCTACTTTGATTAATATCATATTCTGTATCAGCCTCAAATTTAACATTTAGAACATGTGTATACCCTGCAACTAAAATTGGGTGATTATTACCTGCTGCTGCTTCAGGTGTAGAACTAACTGTCCACGTATTAGCGGTTTCTTCTCTTTTAGCCTTTATAGTAAATTGTTGATAATCTCCTGCTGAGTCTCTAACTTTCGTAGCGACAGCATCAACAACGTAATAATATCCTTTAATCTTAACAATAGAATTTGCTGCGAGAATACTTTTCAAATCATAATTACTATCTAAATCCATTATTCTAAATACGTTGCTAACTATAGTAGTTCTTCCTTGTATTGGTTTGAACTCCAAGTTATCAATAAAAGTAGTCTTACGCATTTTTAGTATTTCATCTTCTTTGATTTTCTTATGTCCAATACCGCTATTATCTAAATAAGTTACTTGTGCTATCTTTGTCATCTTATTCTTAGGATTGTTTAAATTAGAACCCTGTACTAATGGTATCTTATCATTTTTTAATTCAGATTTTTCAAATGTTAAATATTTACTTGGGCCTGTCATTCCACCATCTACGGCACTACTTACAACTAGAAGATTAGCAGCCTGTCTATGCATTCTAGGAAATGCTTTATGCCATCTAATAGGATTAAAATCAGGAACATGTCTTTTGAGATTTTCATTGTTTGCTAATGCCACTACATTGTTTGCTAGTAATGTTATTTGTGTAGAAGTAATAGCACTAATAACTCCTACAACTGCATCAGCATCATCATATACTGTATCACCTATTGCAAACTTAGTAGTTGCATCTACAGTATCTACAGTAATATTTACTCCTGCATCTGCATTTAACGCACCATTTACTAAAACACCTGTATCTTCCACTGCAAAATTATATTGTTTACCTGCATCATCTAAATCTCTATTTGCATCTACAAGCACTGCATCTAACCTATGTTTACCTATATTCTGAATAGTATCTCCAAACTTAGACTCTGTTCTAAATACAATATTTTGAATTGTTTTACCTATTTTTAATGTAACATTAGAAGCAGCAGATATAGCAACTCTAGCATAATCCAAATACAAACGATGGGTAGGAGAACCCAATGGGTCACTAATAAACAAACCTTCTATGTTACCTAAATAAACTCCATTAGTATCGAATAAAGACATACCTTCTGTTAATTTATCATAATCACTAGAGGAAACTATCATAGATTTTTGTGATTGATTTTCTAAACCTTCGTCAAATTGAGAATGAGCATACACTGTCGTTCCTGTAATAGTTGTTCCATAATTCCACCAACGTAATACAGTTACAGTATATTTTGTTGTATAATCTAATTGGTCATCTTCATCTAATCTATCATTATAGAAATAGAAAGTAGGTCTACTTGCTATATTGAATACATCATATTTAGGTGTACTAGCATCAGCATCTCCTCTTAAGCCATAACTTACTGCTACAACATCTGTATCTGTTTTTGCTGGCCCTTTGAATATCTCAACTTTAGCATTATTAGGAACACCTGTAGGATAACTAGGGCTAAACTCTAATCCATCTCCAAATACATCAAAACCTACAATACCTGTAATCTTTGCAAAGTGCGGTCTAACACTATCTGTTCCTACACTTACAATATCAGGATTAATTAAAATAAAGTAATCGTAATTATCTATATCTATTCCAACAAAATCAGAACTAGGATAATCCGTTGTAGAGAATTTAAATTGCCTATTTGTTGTAGAAGAACTAATAGAACTATCATACAATTTAACTTTAAATCCATGAGTCTCTTCTTTATTAGTAGCATATACTGCTAAGTCACTACTACTAGGACTACTATCAACAGGTAGTATTCTATTACCTATTCTAGAAACTGCATCATTAGAAATACTTCCTGTATGAGAACTCTTTCTTATTTCTGTAAAGATAGCAGAATTAACAAAGGCGGCAGCAGAAGCAGAATTTTCCTCATTGATATCTACTGTTTTTAATACAGGATTAACAGATACATTACTAAAGGCTCTATTATTGTTAAACTCGGTAAGTCTATCATCATAATCACTAACTACCGCAGAATCTAATATTCCTGCGTTAACTGGATATGTGATTTTACCTGCCATATTTAGACCCCAAATGCATAATAGAAAAGAATATTATTGTAATTAGGGGTTAATGTCTTGTAAGTTGGACAAGGTTTTTTACTTGTATGCATACTTATTTCAAATAGTTCCCCATAAAATTGTTCTTGATTTGATGTGCCTCTACCAATTTGACAATCACTTGCATCTAATTGTAGAGTTTCCATACTAAATTGTTCTCTCTTTACTAATCCATTATCAACATATAATTCAACAACTCCTTGTTTTAGATATACTAATGAAAACTTATACGTCTGTTCTAAATACATTGCTTCTTTAAGTTGAGGAACATATACAGTACTCGTAGTCGTAGTTAATCTATCTGCCTTTAGAGTGATTCTATCACGGCTTACATTACTATTTACATCATTTGTTTCTCCAATTAAATTTAAATTAGCATCATATATTTTTGTACCTTTACCCACTAATCCATCTGCTTCTCCTGTTTGAATTTCTATTCTAGCGGCAGCCTGTCCACCAGTACCATTAGTTGCATTACTAGACAGTTTCTTAAAACTAGTACTATTTCCAGTGTAATATCCATCTGCATCATAGTAATTATGTAAAGTACTTGTAGCACTAATAACAACATCAGAAGATATAGTTTTAGTAACTCCACCACTAGTCATTTCTGCAACCAATTTATATTCCGCAGGTTGGTTGTATGAACTTTCAGTTGTATTTTGTAAATAGAATTTTAAATTAGTATTATAGAATAACATCATCTTTTGTGTTGTATAATTACTATCATGTAATACACTAACGCTTTCATATGTAGTACTTCGGTTACTTAAAGACTCATTAGGAAATGGAGGAGTTTTAGTTGAATCTAATACACCATGTCCTGATGCTCTATTAGCAAGCCCATTAACATCATACGGAGTAACAATTGCTTCTAATGTAAATGAATCCTTATGCCCCCATATCTGTCTCTCTCTTGTAGTAGTTGTTGTATCAGTGGTAGGTGTATTTGTATCATCTCCTGAGCCTCCTACAGTAGCAGTAGTTCCTTCTATTTGTGTAACAGTTTCATCATAATTTAATAATAAATAACCATTAGACAGAATAGGAAAAACTAATCTGTAGGCTTCACCTGAATAAGCATTAACCATAGTAACACCTCAATCGAATGGATTGTCTCCTATAACTAACGCCTCTTCAAAATCTAAACTAAATGCTATTGCAGGAAAATCCTGTGCATTTATTTGTGTAGAAAAACTACGGATAAAACCTGTCATACCAACAGTAGCACTAGTGTTATCTGTATATGGTGTAAAATGTGCTTTACCATCTCCAACTCCTACTGCAAAATCATTATCATATAATCTATTTTTCCAAGAAAATGGAATTAATGGTAGGTCATTAATATCTGTATTTTCATCAACACCAGTATGATATTCAAAATTATGATTAGCACGACTGGGAATTAAGAAAACTATCTTAGCAATATTTTGGTCATCTTGTAATGTAGAAGCATCGGTATAGGAATGAATTAATTGAGCCATCTCAAACGAAGTTAGATTTACTTGTTTAAGATTGTCACCACCTTTATCTTTAGCAATACTTTGTCCTAAAAGTGTGCCTGATATGTTGATTGTTTTTTCTGACATACCAACATCGAATGCTAGTTTAAGTGATTCACCTCTAACCATACCAACAAAAGGAACACCCATATTCATTACAGTTTTATTAGTGCTTACACCAATCTCTGAAACAAACAGAGGTATTCTATTTACTTGAGCAGAAGAACCATCTATTTCATTACGTCTTTGTAATTCTAAAAATACTCTAAACTCTGAAAAATTTTCGCCACTCATTAAAACCTACCTGCCGATGCCCCTGTTCTGTTCATGCGTAAGTTTATTTCTCTTGCAACTTTATTTGCAATATCTTTTATTTCTGCATCACTAGCACCAACTCTACCATTAACGTGTACATTAATGACATTGCCTCCCATACTTCTTGATGCTTGATTTGAATGTACTCTCGCTCCTGATGGTAAAGTAACTAATTCAGGCCCATTTTCTCCCACTAAAGTCATACCACCACTAGATATTCCACCTCTAGCCATTTTTGGTATGAAAGAAAATCGACCAAGTGTTTTATTAAAGAGTGCTCTAAATCCTGCATATAATAAATTAAGTAGTATTTTACCAAGTCCAAATAATATATTCTTCAATAAACCTAAGAAATTAGTTAGAACAGGAATTAAACCCTCTACTAATGCTTTTTTGAGTTTACCCTCAAATAATGCTTTAAAGAAAACAAATAAACCTTTTAGAATATTTATTACATTATCAAGTGCGGCTCTAAATTGAGGTGCAGCAGATTCTAATACCTTTTGAATTGTAGGCCAACTACGATAAAGAAGACCAAACAATATAGTTCCAATAGAGGCAAATAATAACAATGATGAAAAAGCAAATAAACTTATAGTAGTTAATTGAGCAAACTTAGTTGTTCCAAGATTTTTAAATGCCCCTATTAAATTAGAAGGTTTTATTAAAGCAAATGTTCCTAAAACAGTTGTTGTTAATTTTCTAAGTACGTCTTTAGTTCCACCTACGGCAGAAGCAGCAGTATCCATTGCAAATCTTCTACTAAAAATATTTACATCTCTACCCATTCCTCTACCTTTTAAAAATGAGCCAATCTTCCCAAGTTCTTGTATCTCGGCCTGTTTTAACATAACTTTATTTAATCCCTCTTGAGCCTCTGTTAATTTTTTAGTTGCTTTTGTCCTAGCCGTAACTTCATTTTGCTCTCCTTTACCAAGAGGATTCTTTAAATTTTCAAACGCCAAAAATTGTTCATATAAACCCCCCGAAAAGTTTTGTGCATCTTTTAAATCATTAGACAAACTTTTTAGGGTTTCACCCATTTTTGCTTGAGCATCTAGTGCTTTACGTTCGGCTTCTGCTCGACCACTTAGATTTTTGTTATACAAAAAAACTACGTTACCTAATGCTCTAATTCTGTTTTGCAATTTCCACAAACCTGTACCGGATAATAATCTAGACGCAATAGTCCATACTTTACTAGTATCGGCTGCTTCTCCAAAAGCAGTGGCAACCCCCTGTGTTTGAGCCTCTATAAGCCCTAATGCCTTACCAAGATTAGTAGTAGATTCATATGCATCTGTCAAAACTTATCTCTCCATCTTTTTTCTCATTTTCTCCATTTCATCCGATTTCATTTCTTCTACTGTTGTGTGTATTGATATCATTTCTAACATGTCTTTTATTGATGTGTGTCTCGCATCATTGGGATTTATACTAAATATTTTACAATAAGAGTATAACAAAACACGTAA